ATCGTTGTTTAATACATCAGTTTCACTAGTGTATAGTCTTAAAATTGCACCAGTTCCAGTAGTTACAGTTAAATTGTTGTCAAGTGATAACGCCGCATTAAAGGTTACACCACCAGATGCACCAATGCTAAACGCTTCAGCTCCTAAATAATAACTTCCAGGAGTACCAGCTAAGTAATGAAAACTATTAGAGCCTACATTTGCTGCATAAATATTATTTAGTTCTAATGCACCGCTTACAGTTAAATCATTTGCTACAGTAGTATTACCAGTACCAGCATCTACTGTAAACGCCGCTACACCTGAAGTATCATCTACAATAAAATCTACATCAGAAGTTCCATTACCAATAGTTACATCATTATCAGTAATATTAATAGCATTAATTGAAGCTAAGCCCATCATAATACGTATAGTATCAGCTTGTGTAAAATCTATAATATTATCGTTATCAGCATTACCAATTTCTAAACTAGAGTTATAAATATTTGTAATAGTAGTTTGTACTGGATTAATAGCAAATGTTCTTGCTGTAGCGCCATCAAATGCACTACCAGTTAATCCACTACCTGTACTTAATTGATTTGGTACTTTTAATACTGATAAACTATCCGTAGATAGTTCCATTGTTGTTCCATCAGCCGCATTAGTATTTAACATAGTACCTTCTACTGAGTCAGCTGAAATAGTTAATGCACCACCACCAGCTATAGTAGCATCACCAGAAACGCTACTATACATAGCATCTCTTAAATTACCATATGTTATTTTCTTTTCAGTACCCGCATCAGAAAATGCAAGATAATCAGTTGCCGCTATTCCTGTACCACCTAATGCCGTAAGATTGTCAATGTTTAATGATACGCTTAATGAATTGTCATCATTTCCACTACCTAGTGATACTGCAATACCATTACCAGCACTTACATCAGATAAAGTTGATAAATGAAATGGTTGTACAGTACCATCAGAAGCTGTTTGTTTTCCTATAAATAACTTAGTTCCCTGATTATTCCAAGCTAATTCACCATAAGTTAAAGAAGATGGATTTGTATCTGAGTTCCAAGTAGTATTTCTTTTAATTTGAATTAAATTAGCCATAATTGTTCCTCGGTTTAACTATTAAATAATCCCCCGTCTATTCCATCAGCATCTACCCATTTAGAACTAGTATTGTTATATACAAGTATAGCTCCATCTACTGGTGATGTTATATCTGTATCATTCAATTCTAAAAGTGTATCTTCTCCTTGAACTGAATTATCAACATAAGTTTTTGTTGCAATTGTATCATCAACGGCAACGGTAATTGTATTTCCTGAACCAGAAGTGTCAATTCCAGTTCCTCCAGATACTAATAATGATTCACTATCTAAGTCAATAGATAATGCACCACCCGTATCTGCTTGAAAGTCTAAATCTTGTGCTGTAACTTGAGTATCTACATAATCTTTTACCGCCGCTGTAGTTGGTAAACTTGTATCATTATCTGATGAACCTAAGCCCTCAGTCTCCGTTACAATTGCAGTTTCTTTAAAATTATCTACTTCTAAATTAGAAATAGTATTGTTATCAGCGTCAATTGTTTTGTTTGTAAGTGTTTGTGTTGCACTACTTGTTGTAGTATCGTTTAAAGCATCTCTAACATTAGTTGCTGTACTATTATCTAAACTTACAGGTATTTTTGCTGCATCAATAGTAAAACTTTCTTGTGTTTTAACACTATTTTGTATTCCTACAGTTTTTGTAGCTGTATTATTTTGTAAATCAGCTTTTACTACTGGATTAGATTGTAATTTTACAGTAATAGCCATTATTCTACCGAATCAGTAAATTGCATATCTAATTGTACTGCTCCCTTTGAAATTACTACATCACCTTGTATTTGTCTTATATATGCACCGCCACCAGTACTATCTTTTTCTACTAAATCCCAATATCCTTCAAAATCATCAGCAAAATATTGTATAGCTTCTGCTGGTAATGTTATAATTACGTGATTAGAACTTCTATCCGCAACAACGTCAAAATGTACTTTTGTTACACTACCAGATTCCCATACATCACTACCACTTGCTGTGCCATCAGTTCCTGTAGTTTTGTTAGGACCAGTAAATGAAGTATGGTCATAATCTGTAACAATAACTGCTGAATAGCTCATTGTTGAAGACATTGTATGCGTGTCATCAAACTCAATAGTAGCTGAAAAATCTGAGTTTTGTTGTAATTCTAAATCTTGATATTGATTTGCTGAAATCATTAAATACTCCTAATATAAAAATACAACGTTTGTTGAACTAGATTTTGTTGCACTAATTTGATATGTTCTACCCTGAACTAGGTAAATACCTACATCAGTATCATCAATTGTAAGTGTTACTTCAGCACTTGTACCATTCATATGAACAGCTCTACAAGGGTCCATATCAGAACCAGTTGCATCTACTGCTTTTACGTATGGCGAAACACTTTCACGTACTTCATAATCATTTAATTTCTTAGCCATTTTGTTCTCCTATTATTTAACTGCAAATGTTTTAATTGTACTGGTAAAAAAGACTTTATTTTTATTGCCTTCGTTATCAGAAACTTTTTTATAAAATTCTCTCATATAATATTCTTTTTCTTGAAGATTCCCCATACGCTCAGCTAATTGTGCTTTTACATAACATACAATTGCTAATGACAACACTCTATTTACATTAACGTGTGTACTTTCATCAGGCGCTAAAACTTCTGTTAAACTTGAATCAGCAGTTGTTTCTGGGTCTTCTTCTACAAATATTTTTTCTAGTTTTGTATATTCAATGCGCAATCCATTAGTAATATTTTCATCTGGATAAATAATATCATCTAATGAACCACCCTTTACTCTACCTTGGTTGTCAATAATTCTACCAGCACTACGAACTATTTTGTATAAACGTAGTTTTCTACCAGCTTGTATAAATGCATAGGTTCTATTTGTATCATAGCTCATGGATTGGTATCCTCAGTTACTAATGGTTCTGAAGACATTCTTCTAATTTGTTTATACTTATTATCATCTTCAGTATCTAACACACTTATAGATTTGATAGCAATTAATCCAGGAGGTAAATCATAATCTCTTGTATCTTTTACAATGTTTTGTTTATTTACTTCTGTATCTAATTCGTTGTTAGATTGTATTTCCATTATTGCATCTTTAATATATGCTATTGTTAAATTTGTATCACGAGTATTTGCTCGTTCCATTATTTCTAAAACTTTCATCGTTGAACCCTTTCTGGTCTACGTTGTGATTGTTGTTGTGGTTCAGCAGCCGCTACTGCACCAGTAATACTTCTTAATTCAGCAATAGCACGTTGATAAAAATTTAATGATTGTTGTACTCGTGTATTTGCTAAACTTAAATCTCCTTGAGATACTGATATAACACTAGCCGCCATTTCTGGGTCTTCATCTTCTAGCCAATGTATAGCACTTAAACTTGTTTTACTTGTTGCATCAGTACTCTTTACCCCACCTTCTAAAATCTTTTCAGCATCAGCTACATTAGACAAACGCAACATATCCAAAGAAGCCGCATATAATATAGCGACATTCTCATATTCCGTTAATATCCAAGCATCTGTGTTTTCATCAATAATTGGCGGTGCTGAATAAACAATAACTCCTTTATCACCATTTCCAGCTGTAACTGTGGTGTCTGCTACCGCCCCTGGTTTTGTATAAACCAAATCTGAAGTAGTATCATTATAATCAGGGTCTGGTTTAATAAATATCTTTCCACTTAATTTATAATATTTAGGAAACATTTTTGTTGGAAAGTTTAAGCTATCACTTTCATCAGTTAAATGAATCATTCTATCAGGGATTTCTTGTGCAATTCTTCTTTTTGTTCCATCATAACGATATACTGCTAATACTTTATCATAAGCAATAGAAGAACCATTACCTATAATATTTGTATCTACATCATCTACTACATCTTGTCCATATATTTCTATTTCAGAAGCAACAGACCATAAAAACTTTTCAGGTAGTGATGAAACAATAAATTTTGCACCAGCATTCAAATATTCTACTAAGAAACGAGCTTTGGATTCGTTTCCAGTAATATTATTTACTTTTTCCCATAATCTCATAATTCAATCCTTTTCGCAGTCCACCCCCCAAAGGGAGAAAGGAGGTAAAGAACCTTCAGGGGGCGACCACAAATTACCTACTTAGTACTTTAGTACCAAATAGCGTGTGATTCTGGCATCATAAATTCGAAACCAGCCTCAGTTAATATCATATCGACTCTTTTATCGATACCTGAGTTCTCAAGAGTTTGAACTCCGACATAGATAGAAGTGTCTCTATTAACCCCATTAGCAACAAGAGGTCTGTATTTAACATTGTTCATGTTAACAGCTAAGATTTTAACGTGAGAACCATCTAGTGCAATACATCTTGATACATTTAAATCACCATATACTGTTGAGATAGTTGTTACATCTAAGCCCATAACTTTCTTACGTCCAGTTACAGCTAAATCAGCTCTAAATTGTCCGTCAATGTTAATGTTGTTACCAAAGAATCCACCTAGTTTGTGTAACCAAGTGTAAACCTCAGTAGAACATAGGAATACAGTTGCTTTATCGCTATTGTATCTTGGGTCTTGATATTGAGACATATCTTGTAGGAAGTCATCAATACTCTTACCACTTGTCCAAGAGAAGATGTTTCCATAATTCAAGACATAGTCAACCGCACCCTGGGTATGTTGAATCCCAGCAGAATCACTCATTTGACTTGAGAATAATCCAGCGTGTTCAATGTCCCATTTGTGTTCAATTAACTTTTCTTTCCAAGTTCTTGCCCACTCGTTTGGTTCATATTTAAGAGCTGTTGCTCTAGCTGTATTAGTCATACCAAATTCAGTTCTGAAAATCTGAGTTTGTCCATAACCAGTTGAATAAGGGTTGTCTTTCCAACTTTTATTTAGAAGTGAAGAACCTTCAGCGTAAGATGTACCTACAACCATAGTTCTTTTACCTTCTAGGTTTTCAGCAATGTCTAGATTGTATACTTCACAAACTGGGTCATCGCCTGAAAAGGAAGCCAAATAAATGTTAGCAGTTGAGTTGTTTGCAGCTTTAAGAACTGTTGCTTCAACTTTTCTAACTTCAGCAGTTGCTGAACCGCCACCACCTGATAGGTCTGCAGCTTCTTGAGCGCCTACAACGTCAATTCTTACAAGAATGTAATCTTTAACTGCGCCACCGCCATCAGTATCAGAAACAGGTACTTTAAGAATTTGATTTGGCATCAAAAACTCAGGAGCTGTTCCTGCATCACCTACGTGAATTTCGGTATTTGAATTTCCTTGAATGTTTTGAATGTTACCTGCTGAATAGTAATCACTAGCAACAAATAATTCAACACTTTGATTAGCCGCTGTAATAGGAGCATCACTTGTGTCTTTAATATCTGCTGAAGTAAATACATCAGTTGTACCATTATTAAAACCTACTACATAGACGTATCTTTTCATAAAAGAATGTCTTTTTTCGGTGTATTTGAATTGTGGGTCATCAGTTGGTTTTTTCGCTAAAGTTGAAACCAATCTGAAGAAAGGTGTCTGAGATAGAGCTAATTCTGAAAATCTTTCAGAAAAGTCATATCGTCTACGTAAATCTCCAGTATCTAACGCTGAACCAGCAATTCCGCTAAAACCACCTTGGCTTAATGCTGTACTATCAACAATTGCCAAAGGGCTTGTTTTGGGATAACTTGTATCTGCCATTTTTAGTCCCTCCTAAGGGTATGTTTAGGTTATTATATTATACTATCTAACCCAGTACCTGTCGAAAGCAACTTATCAAAGACGGCATCGTCTACTGATTTTTCTTCTCTTTGTGCGTTCCCTGATGATGCAATACTTGTTGGCATTTGCCTAACGTTCTTCATCTGATTAATTACTTCATTTCTAGTATTATTAGCTACCGCTTGGTCTCTATTTTCTCTATTCTTTAAGTAATAAACATCTTCTAAAGTAAGTTTGTGTGATTTTGCATAATCAATTAAATCTTCGTATTGTTCTTCAGAAACATTATGTTTAACTTTAAACTCTTGTTCCTCAGAAGCTCTACGTGATTGTTCTGATTGTTTTTGAGCAAAATCATTCAATCTTCTTTGCACCACTCCATCAACAGTTGCATCAAACAACTTTGCTGATTCTGAATTAGGGTCTGACACAGCTTCGTCATAATCAAAGACAAAATCTTCGTCTAATCCTAATTGCTCTTTTACACTTGTAGGTGCTGAGCCACCACCCTGAAAATAACCTCTAACGTGAGAAATTAAATTCGGGTCCTCTTTCATAGCATTTAGTAAAGGCATATAAGGTTCTAACTCTTTTAAACGAGTGTTAAGTCGTTTAGCTTCACGAGAAGAATCACTATATCTCTTTTCTAAATTTGCTACATCCATTTCTGGATTAGCTACTTGCTCTTGTTGTTCAGGGTTCCCTTGAGGGGAAGTTATCTGCGTCTGTTGAGCTGGTTCTGGACTATCTTGGTCCAGGGTTTCACCCATAACTTGTTTATCAAGCTGAGAAAAAAAATCTTCTGCAACAGTATCATTACCTTCATCTTGAGGGGCTAACTCTTGATGCTGTTTTCTTTCCGCATCATCAATCATTAGGTTGTTCTCTATGTTTTCCATACTGTAAATCTCCTTAATTTACTATTATTATTCTGTATTATCAACGTTTTTATTTGATAATTCTTTTTCTCTATCTGTCATACGTTGTTGCAATAGTTTTTGTTGTGCAATAGTCTTAGTAATTTGTGAATCTATTTCTCTACTACCTTCGTCTATTCTATTTTGTATTTCAGATTGAACTACTTGTCGTTGTAATGTTTCAATAGTACTTTCTCTATCTTTCAATGTTTCAGTTAGACTTTCTAGCTGTGATTGTAATTGGCTATAAAGTGATTTACGTTGTAAAATAGATTTCTTGTTACGTATATCAGTATGTTCTAGCATTGCTATATCATCTATAAGACCAGATTGATACCATTTGAAGTATTCATCTAATAATGCCCAACGATTAATTGGTTGTGTTGCACCAGCTACAATACGAATATCAAATTGAGCGGCGCTATAATCGTTAAAGCGTTCTACAACTTCTCCAAAATCATTGTACATAGGAATATTAATAGATACTTGTTCTATTTCACCTTGTGTTTGACCAGCTTCTGGTTGTACAATTCTAAACACTTTCTGTGATGTATAGGTAAATTGTGCAATATCTTTAAACACGTGTCCTAAATGTTCTAG